ATGAGGAGACAAGTTACAGCTGGATAAATGATGGACTAATTGAACTCACTTGGCAGCCTGCTTCTGGAACAAAAATTAGAATTTCTCGACAGACGCCAAAAAAACCAATCCATACTTTGAAAGATAATCGCCCGATTCCGGCTGTGCTCTATAATGAACTGATTCAGCAAGCTCTCTTTCGTTCTGAAGAAATGGAAACGGAAGAATTTCTTGAAGCCGTAACTGCATTAGTAAACCAAGCTTCTGCAGAAGTTACAGAAATCAAAAATATTTCCGAGAAAGCTAAGGCGGATACTGAATGGGCAACTGACATGGCCGCTCGGTGGTCTTCCGATCCAGAAGACGCTCAGTTAATTAAAGATGGAAGAAATCCCCCTAATCATTCTTCTTATCACTGGGCTCAGAAAAGTCATAAGCATTCTCTTGCATCACAAGAATGGGCAAATGAAGCACAAGACCTTGTTACTGCTGCATTGGCAGCCTTCAAAGGTATTCCCGATGGCAGTCTCTTAGATTTAGGGCATGTGTCTGATTCTTTTAAACTTTTTGATACAGATTTAGGTAAAATAGCATAATAGCATGAGCACACAAGTACAACAGTTGCGCGGAACAACTGCAGAAAACAATGCTTTCACAGGCAAGGCCGGTGTAATTACTGTAGACACCGAAAAAAATGATCTCCGCATTCATGATGGTACCACCCGTGGTGGTGTAAGTATCTTAGAAAAAGTAACTGATCTTCAAAGGAACGGCGGCACTATTACCGGAAATCTTGATGTCAGCCAAAATCTGAAGGGGCGTGTATCCCTTAAGACTAACGGATGGATTTTTATAGAAAACGATGGAACGGCCGATATTAATAATTACGGCATAAGACTTACTGTTCCCGAAAAAAAAGCCGATCATACTGCTGAATTAACTATGGGACCGGCTGGAGAATTACGCTTCTGGATGGCAAGTTCGCCTTCGGGTTATGCGTTTCAATGCTATCAAAATGGTTACGTCCGTGTCAAAAGCGGTTTAATTGTTGGCGACGGCAACGTAGTATTGGGCACTACTGGCGATATTTTTGGGGGGGTTTGGGTAGGCGGAAACCTCTCTAGTCATATTGAAAATCGGTGTGTCGCATTTCAAAACGCATGTGTCACCAACAGTCGCATTGTCGGTTGGGCTGACGTTAGAGTCACGGTCAATGCGTGGGGAGAAATGCCGAACGGATATTTCGTAACCTGTGCTTATTACGAGGGCGGTGTTGGCGGCCAAATGCATATAGGTGGTCGTCAACCACAACTATTTATTGCAAATCGCGGATGGTTTGCTTTGGGAGAATGGTAAGATGAAAAATTTTGGCAAGCTCGCAATAACCCGTGAAGAAATTAAGCTTGGTGAAGATATCAAGGATGACAAAGGCAATATCGTTCAGCCGGCTAACATCGTAAAAATCAACGTTCTGAAAGATAAGGACGGTGTAGAGTGGCATGAGCTATTCAAAAGATATCCGCATAAATTTTATATCGCTGTGGATGACGACAAGCACATTATTTCCATGACGGATGACCCCGAACAGTCGCAAATCGCAGGGTTAGATATTATCGGCATTGATGAGAATTATGGTGAAACATTCGGTAAAGGCGGCAGCGTCTATGGCAAGCTATGGGACGGCGAAAAGATTGTTGCAGCTCCTTCGGTATTTCCGCCTTTAACTGCACGGCAATTCTGGCAGGCGGCTTTAGCCATTGGCGTAAAGGAAGAGGATCTGATCGCCGATATAGCAAATAAAGACAGCCCCTTTTACATTGCAGATGAAGAGGAACGCGAAAGCGTACTCATTGATATCACCAAGGCGACAAGCTTTACCCGTGATTTTCCGCTTTTGAAAAAAATGGCCGAGGTCAACAAAATTCCGGACGCGCAGCTTGATACTTTGTGGAATTGGGCTGCAACTTTATAATAAAGGCGAAAGTCTCAATGAAAAAATCGCGCAATACAGATTATCATTCCCTTGTTTCAATTCGCCCATTGAATAAAAAGCAGATTCTTTACGACACGGCGATAAGCTCTTCTTCCATTGTTTTTGGTTTAGGGCCAGCAGGAACCGGTAAAACGTGGTTCGCGGCTATGAGAGCTGCCGAGGCTTTGCGTAACAAGACAATCGGCAAGATTGTCATCACTCGACCGGCGGTTGAAGTCGGTGAAAGCTTGGGCTTTTTACCCGGCGAATTAAATGAAAAATTCGAGCCTTATATTCGTCCGATCCGTGACGCATTTGAGGACTATTTCGGCGCCAGTCATCTTGAGTATCTGCTTAAGCGAGGCGACATTGAAGCAAGACCGCTGAGTTTGTTACGTGGTTCAACAATACAGAATGCTTGGCTATTAGCTGACGAAATGCAAAACGCCACGAAAACCCAATTAATGATGTTGCTATCGCGTATTGGCGAAAACGCCAAATTCATTGTCAATGGCGATCCTGATCAGTTAGATATTCCGGTCAAAACATCTGGCTTAGTTGATGCAGTTGATCGACTTCGATCAATTAACGGTGTTAAGGTTGTTTCGTTTGTCAGAGATGACATCGTTCGCTCTGGTCTTTGTCGAGAAGTTATTGAAGCCTACGCCAGATAAGTTACCTATCTTATCCTCGCGAAACGCATCGTTTTTGTCGCTATACATATATTGATAATTGATATTTATAGCGAGTACAAACGTGACATTTTTAATAGCTTTTTCAACATCTTTAAATTCAGCTAGAGAGCTGCCGGTTGAGTCAGACTGGCACGCCCTTAGTTATATACATTCAAAGTACTACTCGTGGGACAAAGAGCTTTACACAACAAAATGGTTTGATTACAGACAGATGACGCCGCTACAGGCAACGGCAGCGTATGCAGCGGCCTACGAGACTGTTTATCGTGGTTTTTTTGCTGAAACCTTAAATTTTGAAAAAGCCAAATATATTAAGTTTTTGTCGATCGACAAAATTAGCGAACGGATGAAATTTTCCACTATTAAGGATCCTACAAACGCTAAAGAGAGACAAAACAACAAACAGCGTTTAAAGGCTCGTGAGACTTTCTCGGCTTTTTGGCGTGGTCGACAGATTGCTGATGCTCTTGGAATGCCTTACGATATCTATATCGACACGGTTATATCAAAGCGACTACGCAATTGGCGTAATAGATATCTTCCTCGACCTATTCATCTTTATCGAGATATCGAGGTCGAATACGCCCAAGAACGCTGGGAAGAACTGCAAGCTTCGCGTTTATTTCTGGCTGATCACCCGGTTTATCTCAATCAAAACTATCAAAATCTGCCGCAACAGAATGCTTATCATGAATGGTTATTCAAGCAGGCAGAGCTACGATCAGAACCGTCGCGTTTTCTTGCCCGCTTTGTAAGCGAAGGTCGATTGTTAGAGGAAAAAGTAAGAAACCGCATCGCAGATAACGAGTTTCGGCTGCGAAAATTCAACGAAGCCCTTCATGATTTCCAACAATCGTCTTGATATAATAACAAATATTATCAATTCGAAAAAATATCGTAAAAACAGGATGTTATGATGGACGCATCAACGACTACTGGTTCAATCGAGTCAGAAGGAAAAAAAGAAACTGTTGCGGAAGAAGCAAAAGGCGATACGCATGAGGTCAAGTATGATTTTGATCAGTCATTTCAGCTAAAAATAGCCGCACTTTTCGCACGTGACAATAAATTTGCTCTAAAAACCAAAGACATCATCTCTCCGCAATACTTTGAAAACGAAGCGGCTGCAGCTTTAGTGCGGATTGCGCAAGAACACATTAAAATCTACAAAACCATTCCCGATCTTCGATCTTTGCCGAATATCATTAAGAACGAGATTGCGGCAAAGCACATTCGATCGGACGCTATTCCTGAAATCGCAAAAATTCTAAAAAACGTCGATCTCACCGACGCCGATTATGTTGCTGATGAAGCGGCCGCATTTGCAAGACATCAGGCAACAGAACAAGCGATCATGCGGTCTGTCGATTATCTTGAAAAGCAAGAATTCGGCAAAATTGAAGAAATCGTCGGAAAAGCACTTAAAGTCGGATTGGAAGAAGATGGTCAAGATTACGATTATTTTGACGAAATCGAAAATCGTACAAAATATCGCAAAGACATAGTTGCCGGCAAGATAATCAGAGATGGCATTACAACCGGTTATTCGGCACTTGACGCGCAACTTTATCACTATGGTTGGGGTAGACGCGAGCTTTCGTGTCTCATGGGCGCTGCTAAGGCAGGTAAAAGTATGGCTTTGGGCGATTTTACCTATAATGCAGCACTTGCAGGCTATAATGCGCTTTATGTCACTCTTGAAGTCCACGCAAAAATTATCGCAGAACGATTAGACGCCGCGCTAAGTGATTTTATCGTGCGCGAGTTACATAAAAACGCCGATAAAGTACGTGACGCTATTAAGGACGCAGCGCGTCGATCAGGTAAGATAAAAATACGCGAATTTGGTATGGGTCTGTTAAAACCAAGCGGACTTAATCGACTTATCGAAAAATATCGATCAGATGGTTTGATTTTCGACCTTATATCGGTTGATTACGCGGACATAATGGCCTCTGAATATCGTTCGGACAGACTGCAAGATAACCTAAGGGCTATTTTTCAGGATCTACGCGCCATCGCTTTTGAGCAAAACGTCGCAATATTGACAGCTACACAAACCAATCGTGAAGGCGCAAAAGCGGCTACAGCTAAAGCGACCGATGTCGGTGATGACTTCAATAAGGTTAGAACCGTTGATTTGTTGTTAGGCATAAACGCCTCTGATGAAGAAATAAAAAACGGCAAGGCAAGACTTTATTTTGCTGCATCACGTAACACGCGCATGGGTCAAACGCTTGAAATAGAGCAGGATCGCGAGCGAATGCATTTCATTAAAAAGATCATTGGCGAGGTGTGAAGTAAATGGACTTCGCAGAAATTGAAGAAAATTTAGACATGGAGTTTTTTTGCGAAACAGAAAAGATTCCATATCGTAAATCTCGCGGTGTTAATGGATTGCAATTAAACATCAAAACATGTCCTGCGTGTGGCGATAGTCGCTATCGTACTTATTTTGGTTTGGAAACAGGTCGCGGAAACTGCTTCGTTTGTGGTCGTGGTTTTAACAAAGTTAGTTTTGTTTACGAATATAAAGATAGAATATGGTCAGACGCTTTAAGGCTCTGTAATGAGCTTTTAAGCGAACAAGGGTGGCGACCAAAACGCGAAGCCGTAGTAGCGGTAGAACCAGGAGAGGTGGAACTTCCTTATTCTCAACCTTTGCCGCTGCCGACCGGAGAAAATCTTGCTTATTTGATAAATAGAGGCTTTGATGACGATATATCACGCTATTTAGCGTTACGATGGTGCGAATTTGGTTGGTATAAATACAAGGATGAGGACGGCTTAGAAAAAACGCAGGACTTTTCGGGCAGAATTATTATACCCGTGTTCGACATCAATGGCGTACTAAGAACGTTTCAAGGTCGTGATATTACAGGCAAGAGCGATCGTAGATATTTGTTTCCTAAAATGCTGCCGGGAACCGGTCGTTATCTTTATAACGCTCACAATGTCATCGCGACCGATCACGTTGTGATGGGCGAGGGTGTTTTTGACGTCGCTGCTATTAAAATGGCGTTAGATACGGATCCGTCCTTGCGACATATTGTGCCGATTGGTTCTTTCGGCAAACATTTATCGTATGGCGCAGTCGACGGAACCGATCAATTAGGTCAATTCATCATTTTGAAAAAACGTGGTGTAACGACGGTAACTATCATGTGGGACGGTGAGAGGGCAGCGCTTGCTTCAGCCTTATCTGCGGCAAAATTATTAGCCGGTATCGGTCTTAAAGTACGTATCGCGACTTTACCTAAAGACAAAGACCCGAATGAGGTCACGCCGGATGTTGTTGTTAAGACATTTTATCAAGCTAGCGCATGGTCGCCATCGCTTGACATAAAAATGCGTCTGCGTAATCCGTACTCTTAAAAGCTCATTTATTACCTACGTCTTTCCAACATTAGACACGTTATAACAATAACAAAGCTGATATTGTTAGGAGCAAAACGTGTCGTTTAAGGTTTACGTAAACAGATTGATATCTCAATCTAAGGAAAGTCTATTAAATATCGATTTAATTTTTGAAGATAATAATGATTTATGTGTTCTTCTTAAAGGAAGCGATCATAATTCACGCTCGTATCCGATAAATGTGACAAAATTTGTATCATCCGAGGACGAAGCGTTATCGCACTGCAAAAAAGTGATAAACGATTGTCGCAAATATATTCAAAATTTTTCATATCGTCATGATTTTCCGAACCCCGGCGGCTCAGGAAAAGACGTATTATTTTTTGATGATTTGTTTTCTTTACAAATGGACTATTTATTAGCGCCCTTAGTAGACCAGAAACACAATAAAGAACGCATTTACGACCGATTATCTGAATACGATTACACCAGTCTATTAAATATCTTATCGATATCAGATGAACATCGTCGATGGGAAGAACCTAAGCAAACGACGAATGATAAATTATCCGTTATTTATGCGAATAACTCTTTATTCGGGCGATTTTAATAAAATAAATTACTTAATGCTTGAGCGCTCGTTCATTTACCATCGTTATTCCTCGCTTCGACACGCTATAACAATAACACAAGTTGATATTGTTAGGAGAGGAATGTGTCGTTTAAGGTTTATACACACAGGTTGATATCTAGGTCGGGTAAAAGTCTCTTAAATGTCGATTTAATTCTGGAAGATAATCGTAATCACCCAAGCGCTTTGCTTATGGGTTGTGATACCGACACACGCTCGTATCCTATAAATGTGATAAAAATTAAATTAGTCGGGAGTAGGGCGCTAAAATTCTGTACGAGAAAAATAGATGATTACTGTGATCTTCACAAGCGTCAAGAGTTTCGCTATCGCGGTGATTTTCCGGAACCAGGTGGTTCAGGAAAAAATGAATTATTTTTTGATGATTTAGTTTCTTTACAAAGGGACTATTTATTAGCGCCCTTAGTAGATCAGAAGCACAACAAAGAACGCATTTACGATCGCTTATCCAAAAAAGATAGACCGTTTTTTGGATTACCATCTAACATCGAACAACTTGATAATTCAACGCTACTAAAAGAGTGGCGCGAATGTAAAAAAATGGCAAAAGATAAATTATTAAACGCCTACGTAAACAATCCTTTATTTGGGCGATTTTAAACAAATAAAGTGGCTGATTCTTTGATTGATAAGGTGCAAATAATTGAACCGTCACTCGATATTAAGATGCGTCTACGCAACCCATACGCTTAAAAGCCCGATTGTTACCTTCGTTCTTCCAACATCAGACACGCTATAAAAACAACACACAAGCTACTGTTGTTAGGAGTATGACGTGTCTTTTTTTAAAGTTTACGTAACGAGATTAATTTCTCAATCTGGCGAAACGCTTTTAAATCACGATTTGATCGTGAGAGATGGCATTATCTGCATTTTTCTCAACGGCATTGAAGATAAAAGACAGTCGCATCCAATCACGATGAGCAGAACCGGATTGTCTGAAGAGGACGCGTTACCGCTCTATGCAGAACAGATCGATAATTATGTAAATCATACCGCTAGTTATATCGACAAATTCAATTATCGTGACGATTTTCCGGAACCAGGTGGTTCAGGAAGAAAGGAATTATTTTTTGACGATTTTGTTTCCTTTCAAAGGAACTATTTATTAGCGCCTTTAACAGACCAGATACATAAAAACGAGAGAATTTACGACCGCTTACCAAAAAGCGCGCGAATGTTTTTCAAATTACCACCTGACGCCGAGCTCTTTGACAATACGACGCTATTCGCTGAATTCGACGAATGCCGTGAATACAAACAAGCCAAAAAAGATAAATTATCCGCTTTTTATGAAAAAAATCCATTATTCGGGAGATTTTAAGCAAATGAAGTACTTAACGCTTTCGTTGACCAACAAAGCACGTATTAATTGTCCGATTTTTAATACGCAGGTAAACGTCGCGAGCTGTGTTTCCTTAAGAGATAAAGTTTGGCGAGGCGAACATATCGAAGTGCGTCGTGGCTGTCAGGCATGCATGCATTGTTCAAAATGTCCCGTGTCTGAACTTGTTTCAAAAATATGCTTTGGATCTGACTATCCTGATAATTTAGGCTCGGTAGAACCCAAACTTCTTGCTTTGAGTGAAGATGTTCTTAGGCGCATCGAAAACGTAGTCGTTTTAGATAAAACAATGGATCACCTTGCTGTCCCCGACGTCGAGCGACAGCTTATCGAGTCCTCGCGTTCTCGTATCGAGCAAGCACTTGCTAAAGCGCCTTCAAGAGAAAAGAACAAAGTTGTGTTTTCTGCAACCAAACGTTCAAGCAACAAGACAAAACGCGTTAATACGATTAAGAACGCAACTGAAGAGAAGCAAGATTTAAAATCTGCGGCCATTAGCGGCGATCTTTCAGCGGCTATCAACTACGCTCAAAACTCATAACAGGAATCTCGTTAAAGTCTTCGGCTGAGCCTATTCATTTCGTCTAACAGATCGAGTTTGTTGTCGTTTATCAACCTACAGATTGAACGATAATATCCGCCGATATTTTTAATGGGCTCAGCTCCTTTTGGTGGAGTAATTTGGAGCTGAACAACGTAAATAAGCGCGGCCGCAGCTATAATCGGGTTCAATTTCGCGCAGGCAACATTCCACGCATCCTTGCTTACGCCAAAACTTCCTCGCATTGCACCGGCAATACGAACCATCTCATCCACATCTTTAAAATTACCAAAAAGTTCGTACGCGTCAGGGCAAAGTTTTGGTATATCGTAGCTTAAAGCAGCTTTGGCGCTATTTTTGTAGCTATAAGCGCTAATCTGGGCACAAGCTTTTTCGGAGCTTTTGTTACAAGACTGGTAATGAGCATCTTTGGTGTGTTCTTTGTGCCGGTCGTTATTGCCGCCACAGGCGGTATTATATATGTCCAAGATCATGTCTTGGATCTCTTTCCACCGTGCAACGAACGGCTCCGGATATTTCGATCGACCACGTCGTGGTGTATCACGCGTTAATTTGATAACCGCACTCATAACGGAACTTATATCTTTTTCTGGAAACTCCCGAGACAACTGCTGCAGCGTCTCGTTGGTTATCCTTCGATAAATGGTAATCTCGTCAAAGGCTGCCGAAATATCTGCAGAACGGTTGTTTATCTCGGCCACTCGTGCGTCGAACTCATCCTCTCGCTCCACAAGTGGCATCAAATCGAACCCAAATGCTCTTATAATTTGTCCGTGAGGCGAGCGCTGTGCAAAGCGTTTACCGTTGGCCGAATCCTTTGCCTTGATAAGTCCAAGGTCTAACAGCTTCGACAATGCAAATCTTATTGACCGTTCAGCTATGCCGGTTCTTTTCTCCAAAAGCTCGTTTGACGGCCAAACAAGCAATCGTTCCTCAACAGGTATACCGCCGTAAACTCCAACTAATTGTTCGAGAATATATCGGCAGTTCGTAGGTAATTTGAACGCGAGAGCGCATTTCTTGGCTATTTTAAAAAGCGTTTCTTTTGTTACGTTTGTTAGATCGGCTGGCTCAAGAGATGGTTCAACAGCTCTCGTCCGCCGCCATCCCGTCGATTGCGTCGTCATGATGTTATCCTAAAATTATGGATAAAGCGGACCGATCACTCAAAAGAGTGATTGACAAATTGTCGGCGATTCGGGATAAATAAACAGTGATTCGGTTTGTTTAACGTCCGATAATTGTTTGTGGTTTAATTTTCCCCAAACCAATTATAGTTCGTTGGTTTTATCCCAAACCAATTGTCGAAAGGCTTCAAGTTCCAGCTTGGAGCCTTTTGCTTTATCTGGGCTTCATAAAGTTATTTCTCCATTTAGAGGCATTTTCTCAAGTAAATAAGCAACCGCCAATGAACGATTGCCAAATCTCTTTGTTAAGGTGTCCAATTTTGCGCGAGCCTGTTTAGGTAGCCAGATGTTTATTTGAACCTCACCTGCTGCTTCCTTGCGCTTGCGATATTTTTCGCATCTGATACGCCTGATTTCGGCCTCGTTTTGTTGATTGATCATCGTAATAATAATCCAGCGTTAACCATCTTATTTCTAGCGATGCCTGATTCTCGGTGATTCTGGAAGCGTTAAGGTAAAAAAAATCGCTTTTTTTGTTGATAGACGCTCTAAATATTCAAAAAATTAAATATAACGGCGCGTTTTCGGCGAGTGCGCGCAGCCAAAATCGAGTGCATTCCACCGTTTTCCATTTTATCTTAATGTTATATGTTTATTTCACCACACCATCTCTATAAGAAAGAAATCATAATGGACGTATCCAAAACGAAAAACTCCGGCATAGTCGATCCTTCGCGATTTGTATCTCTTTTTGATTCCGCTCTTTCTAAATCTTCACTCAATGCGGCCGAAATTGCTCGTAGAGTTGGTCTGCCAAGTCGTCAGGCGATTTATCAAATCAGGTCTGGTCACATGAAGTTGCCACTCAATCGTGTACCTGACGTGGCAAAAGTATTGAATACACCCATGCATACTTTGTTTTTCTATGCTTTGGAACAGTATCTGCCCAGAGAGACAGTACAATTGCTTATTGATTCCGTGGTAAATTCCCTCGGAATTTCGGTAAACGAAAAAAACATCATTGATTATATCCGTATCGTTTCGGCAAATTCTGATCCGGAATTAAGCACAAAAATGATGGATAAGCTTCGAGAAGCTGTAAAATAATCCTCCGTGTCTCCAAGCACTTCTTCGCTATAAGATATTAAATCAAATAGTTATAGCGGAGTGTTTTGATGGCCAAGATCGTATCAATTGATTTGGTTGATAATATATTAGGTCAGTCGATTGCTATCGACTTACCTGACCCAAAATTACATTACGAACTAGAGGGCGCTGACGTCTATTTGCACGAGGCAAACGAACAGGTAACAATTGTTATCGCGCCTATGAGCGGTCTTAGTCAAGTTATTAGCCTGAAATAATCCAACTCACGCTGATTTATATTAATTAAATCAAATAATTAAGTTCTAGGAGATTTTCATGGCTGCAGCTAATCGAAATGACATTTATGTCCTTCGCGAAGTCGTAAAAAAGCTAATCCCTATGCTCGTACAGCGCAATATAAAAGTGACGCAAATGGGCACGGAAGCATACGTGCGGGCAGACACACGCACACATCAGCCTGTGTCGATTAATATTCCCGCGATTAACGATGACGCCGATGCTGATTTTGTTCGTGCAATTCAAGGCTTTCTTGATCATGAAGTCGCGCATGTTCTTTTTACCGATTTTTCGCTTTACGGCTGCGATCCTAGAAAATCGTCTAAAAAATCATCCCAAAAGTCCAAAGAACGATTTATCAATATGCATAATATCATCGAGGACACGATGATTGAGAGGTTGATCGTAGAAGAATTTCCCGGTTCCGTTAAAAATTTACACTCGGTTCGCGAGTATTTTCTCGACAAAATTATTACTCCCGCGCTTAAAAGCGTTGATAAAAAAAACCAAAACGAACAGTTTCTTCTTTTACTTGTTGTAATTATGCGGGCTCTTGCTGGTCATCAGGAAATGCAGGAGTTTATGGATAATAATCATTATTGGGATAATTCAATTATCAAACAATTCATCGCAATGATTAAGCCCGAGACGAAGCTGCTGTTAAAAAATTGCAGAACAACAAAAGAAACAGCCCAGATTGCCGCCGATATTTTGGACATTTTAGACGCTAAAGGAGAAACTGGCGAAACTGGTAGCGCTGATATTAAGACAGCACCTGACGCCAAGAATGAGGAACAATCTGAGGAAACTGACGAAGGCAACGGCAAGGGCGAAAGCAAAGATAAGTCTGACGAAAAAGGCGACGACAAGTCTGATGAAAAAGGCGAGAGCGGTACTTCGTCTGAAAAAGAAGATAAGGATAAAGACAAAGGCGACGACAAGGGCGAAAGCAAAGATGAAGGTGAGGGCGAAGATAGCTCTGAGGATAGCGCAGAAGACGAAGACGAAGATAAAAGCAAAGGTAAAGGGAAAGGCAAAAGCAAAGGCGAAGACGACAGCGACGGCGAGAGCGACGACAAGGATGAAGATAAATCAAGTTCCGGCTCTAGCTCAGGATCTGAAAATAATGACGAGGATAGAGAAGGCGGAGAAGACGACAGTAAGTCGGGTAGCTCTAGTGACACCACAGATGATAGCGATAGCTCTGATGATGCCGATGGTGAAAATTCTGACAAAGGCGGCTTCAACAACGGTGATGACGACGAACAAGATACAACCGCCGATGAAAATTCAGATGAGGACTCTAATTCAGGCGGTTATCGTACAGAAGGCGGTGAAGGTAACGAAATCGGCGATCTTCGTGACAAAAATGACAGAGAGAACAAAAATAACGGCGTAGGTGGCGGACAAGAACGGCGTTCAATTTTTGATGTCCCCGATTCCGCGCTTGAAGCCGCCGACATGTCGGCAAAAATTGCGATTAAAATATCTCAAGCCAGTCGAAAGTTGGCCGACGCGTCAGAATACACGGTATTTTCAAGAGATTACGACCGAATTGAGCCTTTAAAGCTTCCAGCCGAAATAAATTCCGAATGGGTTGTTATAATGCAAAACAAAGTTATGCAAATGGTGGGCTTGATGCAAAAATCTCTTGAAAGAAGTTTGGCGTCAAGGAATTTTGTCGCAAATATACCTGGTTTCAAGCGTGGTAGATTACATGCGCCATCGCTTTATAAACTCGTCACAAACGATCCTCGTATTTTTACGCATCGAGAGGAAGCAAAAGCGAACAACACCGTCGTTTCGCTTTTAATCGATAACTCCGGCTCTATGTGCGGCGAAAAAATGAGAATAGCAATGCTATCGGCATACGCCTTATCCGAAACTCTTGAAAGGCTCCACATTAAACATGAAGTCATTGGTTTTACAACATATGATGATGCGAAGGTAGAAAGGGCATTAATCCAGGAAAGGGATAAACAGTACGAGATGTCTAAATCAGATCTCGGTTATGATCGGTTTTGGCCGATCGCTATGCCTATTTATAAAGATTTTAATGAACGCATTAATGCGGTTGTACGCCAACGTATTGCATATGCAATGTTTGCGCAAAAGGATTTGTCGGAAAACATTGACGGCGAAAGCCTGTTGTATGAAGTCGATCGCATCATGAAACAGCCGGAAAAACGCAAGGTGATTATTGTGCTATCTGACGGCCAACCCGCAGGTTGTAATAACGCTGGCTCGCATCTTGCATATGTAACAGACAAAATTCAACGTGAGAAGCAGGTTGAATTGGTTGGAATAGGCATTTTAGATGACTCGGTCGGAGATTATTATAAAAATTATTTTGTTCTCGACGACGTCAATAATCTACCTGCGCGCGTTATGGGCGAATTGCGTCGAATTCTAATCGGCTAAAACTATCAACCAAAAAAATCAATAAATTGAATTTTTAGGCTTGCTTGTTTTTTATTTTTTGGTAAGTGTTTACTTGTCATAATAATTTAAAAAGGAACAAGCCTGATTACAACCTATTGCGGTTTTTCAAGGTTACGTGATGAAGTTTATCACGTAACCTACGATATTCCGCGCTCATTCGTTATATCATTTACTTGTCTTTTTAAACGAGGAATAAAAACATGACAACCGAACTGCTTGAACGTGAAACTGACGCTAAGGTCAAAACCAAAGCCGATGTCGAAACAAAAGCTGAAGTTAAAACCGCAGAAGACGACGAAGCACCTATTAAATGTATGATTGACGGTGTCGAGGTTCATTCGATTGCGCAGTATTTGATAGAAAAATATCCGGATACATGGACGGTAGCAAAGTATAAGCAAACATATCCTGATGCGCCTCTTTTGTCGAAGAAAGCCGAACGTATTCTCGAAAACATCCGTAACAAGAACAAGAACAAAAACAAGAATAAACAATCTGGTCACGAAGCAGAGGAAAAAACCAACAAGATTGACTTCTTTTCTGGTGAATTTCAAAAGGACGAATTTGTTGCGTCACCTCTGACAAAAAGTAGTCGGCATTTCAATGAAGTCTTCGAGTTGGGCAAGGCGGCAGCCGCTTACACTTCAGAAGGCAATCCTATTACGATTACCGTTTTTGAAGGACATAAAGGTTTAGCGCTTGATTATCTGCCTACGTCAAAAGACGGCTATGTTTACAACATTGATCTGCTTAAAAAAATAATCATCGGTTTTGAGCTCAATATGCCTATTTACTTATGGGGCATGCACGGCACAGGCAAAACGACAATTTTGCAAGAAGCTGCAGCAAGAACCGGCAGACCGTTTGTACGCGTTCAACACACAATGAACATGCAAGAAAGCGACGTTCTCGGACAATGGACGGTTCGTGACGGCAGCACATTCTATCAACCTGGTCCGCTCATGATGGCAATGATCAACGGCTGGGTTTATTGCGCCGACGAGTATGACTTCGCTATGCCTGCTGTGACTGCTGTTTATCAGCCGGTTCTTGAAGGGCAAAATCTCATTGTCAAAGACGCGCCCGCTCATTTGCGTCGTATCGTTCCGCATCCTGAATTTCGCTTTGTTGCAACAGGCAACACAAATGGCGGCGGTGATGAGACAGGCCTTTACAGCGGTACGCAGATTATGAATGCCGCGAATTTTTCTCGTTTCGATATCACTGAAGAAGTGCCGTATATGGAAGCTAGAAACGAAACTCAGGTGCTCGTTTCTCAGGCGATGATGGCTCGTGACGACGCGGCGCGATTAGTGCGGATAGCTAATGATGTGCGCGGTTCTTTTTCAAAAGGTGAAATTTCAACAACCATCAGTACGCGCGAATTAATTTCAGCGGCGAAACTTGGCATCGCTTTCGGCGGTAGATGGAAAGAGGGCATTCGTTTGGCCTTCTGCAATCGTCTTTCTCGTATCGACAAAAAAACCATTCAAGGTCTTGTCGACAGAGTTTTTGGTGAAAATGGATAGGAAAAAATAAATGAACGAAGAGTGGCGTGAATACTCGTATAGCGAAAAACAGATAAATAACCTAGCAAAGAAAATTGCTTTTAAACGTCTCTCGCACTTAGGTGTTGACTACAAAGATGCGTTTGACGAGATAAAGCAAGAGCTGTCGATTGCTTGGATTGAGGCTGTTAATAGATACGATCCAAGCAAGGGTGCATCGTTTTCGACGTTTTTGCACACAGGTATGTTACGCCATATCAATCGTTTCATCGCAAATAATTATGAGACAGAGCCAGCAGCGCAAATAAATTCGTTACCGGCGTCAGGCACTTCAACGCAAAATGACGAGTCGGATTTTTGTATTGAGCTTTCGACAGACAAGAATTCCTCACCTTTGGCGATTATTGAGCGTGAAAGCTGTTATGATCTTGTCACCCGCAATCTTTCAGATCGCGCCAAGCAATTCGTCAACTTTTTGCGTCACCCGCCTATTGAGCTTGTAAGGGCACTCGATGATTTGGTCGAAAAAGCAAAATACGCGCGGTCAAAAGGTCAAAATTATGCGGCCGTTAGACGTGTGAGCGCTAATATCATTTTTACACTTATGGGAGCGCGACGAGGCGAACGGGATCGCATCATAAAAGAAATACGTAATCAAGCCATTTCTCTTTAGGTGCGATCATGAATGTTCCAACTTTCGCTCCCGGTTGCTTTGGTTCGTCAATCGCTTTTGACGTTGACGACGTATGTCGCAATTGCCCGTTTTTTGAACAATGCGAAAAGGCAAGTTTAACTGTAAAAAATGAGTTGCGATCTAAGTATGGTATTCATGTACCGAAAAAGAAACAAAAGATTGTTGTCGATGCTAATGGGGATACCTCATTGGTATTACCGAAAAAAACGCAGAATTTATTAAAAAGGCTTGATGTGTCGGCTGATGATATTTGCGGTTCAATTCGAAATAACATCAATCCTTTTGAAAGCAAAGGGCCGAAATACCTAAGCTTGCTTTGTCATTTACTCATTCGCACGAAAAAGCCGATCAATTCTGATCAATTAGTCGCGGCGTTTATGACTAAGTTTTCGTGGAAAGAAGACACAGCAAAAGTTCACGCAAGAATAGCTGCACAGGCTTTAGAGCATGTAGGCGCAATACGTCGCGTAGACGGTGTTATCGCTTTAAAGAGCAATCAAGAAAACATCGACACCGGAGCAATCGAATGAATAACGAGGTTTAAATGTATGCAGTTCTTGACGCGAGAACCGATTTCTCGATCGGTGAAAGTATTCTTACCGTTGATAAATTAATAGAAGAGGCAAAAAAAACAGACGCAAAGGCCGTAATGCTAAACGATACAATGTCGATTACGGCCATGATTGATTTTACGCGTAAAGCGCAGAAAGTTGAAATCAAACCCATTATAGGCGTGAGGATAAGGCTTAGCGACGATCCTTTATGGCGAGCGGCCAAAGGCGAAAAGAAGTCCGATATGCCTCAAGCTTATTTTTTGACCTTAGTTGCTCGAACAGAGTCGGGCTTGAAAGCGATTTTCAGGCTTTTGACATTGGGCAATGACAATGATCATTTCTATTATGTAGCGAAAGTCGGTTTTGAAGAGCTTTATAAGGCTCTTGCAAGTGTTGGTCGAGAGGATCTTTTCGTTGTCTTAGGCGACACAGAGTCGGTTCTTGCGCATGAAAATTGCGATAACATTATAAAATCAATCAAGGCTCACGTTGAAACAGTGTTTTCGCCGATTGTGCTTGATGACGCACCGTATTTCGGTCGCATGAATGAGATTGCAATCGCTAAAGCAAACGCCTTTGATTTACCGTTACTTGCTATCAGACCGGCTTTTTATGTCAAAGGCGAAGCAGATGCGCAAGAAATCATGACGGCGGTTTGCGCAAATCAGAAGATAACCGACGGATGGTTTCGTTCGCGTTTTCAACGAGATTTTCACGTCATGAACGCCGTTGATTTTGTTAAGCACGGCCAAGAAGCAGCAAAACATTTGAAAGCTCGTGGCGTCGTCGACGCGAATAAGATTATTTACGAGGCAATTCAAAACACCGATAAACTCGTCGACGGTGTCAGTTATCTATGGCAAAAAGCCGACGTATCACTGCCTCGCATGGCCGCAGACGAGTTTGCGGCAGTAACACGAGAGTGTGCGAAGGGCTGGAAGGAGCGTTTTAGCAAGGAAGTATTTGGTCATAAGCCTTCGGCTACCGAGCTAAAAACCACATACAAAGAGCGATTGATCTATGAGCTAGGCATTTTGAAAAAGCTCAAGTTTTCCGGCTATTTTCTTTTGGTTCAAGACATTGTCCGTTATGCGAAAAGCAATCATATCTTAGTCGGTCCAGGTCGTGGTTCTGTCGGCGGCTCGCTTGTCGCTTATCTGATGGGCATAACAGATTGCGATCCGATACGTTTTGGCTTGCTGTTTGAACGTTTTATTAATCCTGATCGCTTGGATTTGCCTGACGCCGATCTCGATTTTATGTCAGAGCGGCGCCACGAGATTGTCGATTATCTCGTTAAAAAATACGGTAAAGAACGCGTAGCGGGTGTTTCAAACTTTGGCACGTTAGCTGCAGCCTCATCGATACGCGATGTAAGTCGCGTCGCGGGAATACCTGAAAAAGATTATTGCGTTTCAAAGTTTGTTCCAAAGCTGCATGGCGCGACAACGTCATTGAAAGATTGTTATGAACAAGTCGCGGAAATTGCGACTTTTGCGGACAAATATAAGGGCTTTTGGGATGTTATGCAGCAGCTTGAAGGCACGATTAGAAACATGTCGCAACACGCGGCGGGCATTGTTGTTGCAGGCTGTGATTTAACTGATCGCGCTGTTGTCGAGCAGAGAAAAGACACCTCAGCCGTCTGTTGGGACAAACGAGTTGTTGAAGATCAAGGTTTAATAAAAGTTGACTTACTTGGATTACGCACTCTCGACCAAATTAAATTAACGCTTGATTATATTGAAGAGAGAACCGGAAAAAGACCTGATCTGGCCGCAATATCATTAACTGACGACAAGGTGCTTGAAAACTTCGCAAAGGCGAAGACAACAGGCGTCTTTCAGTTCGAGTCCGCGGGTATGCGTCGATTGCTAAAAAATCTCGGTGCAGGCGGAAAAATTACTTTTGCGGACATATCGGCAGCAACTGCTCTTTATCGACCGGGTCCGATGGAGTCGGGTATGATGGACTCTTTTTGGCAGCGCAAACAAGGTATGGAGATGATCGACTATGATCATCCTCTGATGGAGCCAATTCTTGAAGAGACAAACGGCGTGATTGTTTATCAGGAACAGGTCATGCAAGTTGCACGTGCAATCGCAGGCTATAGCGCAGCAGCGGCCGATAAATTAAGAAAAATCATGGGTAAAAAGCTGCCCGAAGAGATGGCTAAAGAGCGTGACAAGTTTATTCAAGGCTGTGTCGCGACTATCGGTGTTGATGAAAGGTGGGCGGGTCGATTATTCGATAAGATCGAAGGTTTTGCCGGTTATGGCTTTAATAAAAGCCACTCAGTCGAATATACGCTCGTTTCTTATCAGGTTATGTGGCTTAAAACTTATCACACAGTTGAGTTCTACGCCGCAGCGCTATCGCTTCTTGATGAAGATAAACTGCCTCATTTGATACGTGACGCGAAGCTTGACGGCATCGATGTGTCGATGCCTGACATTAACATATCGACCGATCGCTTTGAAATCGTCACATCTGCTCGCCTTGTTATGCCTCTTCAACGCATCAAGGGTCTATCGATTAAAACAGTCGACGCTATCGTTGCGGCGCGAAAAGCAGGTGCTTTTAAAAGCAAAGCAGATTTCTTGGCGCGTGTCGAAAAGCGCAAATGCAATTCACGTCACCAAGAAGCTCTTGATAAAGTCGGCGCGTTCGCTCGTATTGAGTTAAGTCAACCTCCGGTAAATGATCCGTCACGTATTAAAGACCAAATTGAGTTACTTCCAGGGCTTGTGGCAGCTTACGTACCTATCAAGCATGAAATGAATATCGATAAAGATACAAAGGCTGAATTATCAAAAGTTGTCGATGAATATCGAGAGTTATTCGGACCCGGCTCTACTAGCGTTGATGGACAACCCATCGTTCCTTACATGGGAAAGACCGCGAGTTTTATGATTATTGCGGATGCGCCTACGAATAGCGACGAAAGTGCCGGTGTATTAGGTGCATCAACATCATGCGGAGCGGTATTAGAGGCTTTAGAAGAAGTCGGTCTTTCAAAGAAAGACGTTTATTGGACGTCGCTCATCAAGCGGCCAAAACGCTCTTCGACAATAACCGCAGACGAAATCAAAACGTATCGTCCGTACCTTGAACATGAAATTGACTTACTTCATCCGCCTATTATCGTTCTGCTCGGCTCGACAGTTGCACGACAATTTATACCCGATCTGAAAGGGAAAGTATCAGATCAGGCCGGTACGGTCGTCTACAGCGCAAAATATGATTGCAACTTTGTTGTGGCGTTTTCGCCGGGCGAAATTTTTCATGACGAAGAAAAGCAAAACAACATGAATGACGTTTTCATGCGCGTTGCAGAATTACTTGCATAAAGCTGTTCATTTGAAGCTAGAAGAGAAGAAAGAGATTAGAGAATATGAGCACAATCACGTTAAAAAACTTCATTGATCACGAAAATCTTGTAAAAGACCTCAGCTACAGTGATCTTGATTTGACTGCCGCCATGATGAACCAAGCTGGTTTATTCGCTCGCTATGGCGTATTGGCCGCACAAGCATCGGCGCAAGTTGATCTCGTCAAACTCAAGTTAGAAAAGGTCGAGGCGGATGTTTACAAAGCGAAGCGCGACGAGGCTGCGGCGTCAGGCGAAAAGATAACAGAAGCGATGCTTGGCAATATGGTTGCTCTTGATGAGGATATCATTGATCTAAAACTGAAACTGTCAAAAGCAAAACGCGTTGAGGCTATTGCGAAAATCGCTGTTGAGGGATTTCGTCATAGGCGCGACATGCTCGTTCAACAAGGCTTGATCTCGCGTGAAGAACGTAAGGGCGACATCCGAATTATGGAAAAGAAAACTCGTGAAGATATCCTCTCCGCCGCAAAGGATCGAGAAGTTCAACGCATGAAAAATAAAATGCAAAACGCTGACGACCAAATCGATTAAGACGAGAATAACCCAGCGTAATTCCATACATCAAAACGCTATAATAGCTTTAGAACGATATCTTCAAGGTAACGCTCTGAAATAACAATAGAAAAGAGTTTATGCAGAAATGCTTATTTCTGCATATCCCTATTTCTTTATATGCTTATTAATTTATCATAATCGAAAGCAAAAAACATTAACTTAAAAGCTACAACTAAGGAAACAAACTATGGCTCTAAGTGCTGCACTTCGTGCGCGTATCGAAACCGCCAAAAACAAATATCAAAAAAACACCAACAAAACAATTAAACCGAAAGATGGACGAAATCTCTATCGCATTTTGACTCCAATAAATGCCGAGTGGGCTAAAAAGAATAATGGCGAATGGTGGGTAGAATTAGGCGTTCATTGGATTAAGGCCGCTGTCAACGGAAAACCCATTGCAGTTGTTGGAGATCCAACGACAACTTTCGGCGAACCATCAGTTGTTAATACAGCAATTGAAAGAGCAATTGCTACGGCACCTGATTCAGATAGTCAAAAGTTGTATGAAAGCTGGCGTGCCCGACAGACTATCTTGATTAACGTCATTAATCGTGACGACAATAACAAGGTCGAAGTGCTTGAACTCACTAAGGGTACATTTGCTAAAATTCTCGACCTTATCGAAATGTTTGACGATGACGGCGAAGATATCACTGATCCGCAGCAAGGTCATGATATCGTCATTAAACGTGACGGCAAAGGTCTTAATACCGAATATACCGTCATGATCGCCCCCGGCAAGTCAGCGCCAGTAACAGAAGAACAAATGAAGCAGGCTGTTGATTTGATTAGCTTCGTCAGAACTAATTATTTTCGCGGCGAAGAAAAGAAAGCTCTTGCCGCGATTGCAAGTACATCAGGTATTGATCTTAACGGTGCAGGCAGTGAAACGCTCGCAATTGAAGACAATGTGCTTAAGTCATCAAGCGCGGTTGTCAAAGAGGCTACTGTTGCTCCTGAAGACGACCCCGAATTGTCAGTCTTCAAGATGAAATCCGAAGCTGCGGTAGCTAAAAAGCATGAGCCGTTGATCGAAGAAGGTGTCATTGAAGTCGCAGAGGAAGAGGATACTGATGAAGCTGATAAAATCCTCGCGGAGCTGAACGCATTGGGCTGAACGCGTTGAAAAACAAGTAAATAAGATATCGCGGTGTTATCTGCCGTCCGCCGCGATATCAAAACAAACACCACGATGTTGAATTCATCGTGGTGTATGAGGTTTTACAATGTATCAAAATGTTATGCTCATTGACGGAAATTCGCTCGGTAATATGGGTAACGCCTTAAAACCATTGAAGATAGGCGATCAACCTGTTCATGCGATCTACGGTTTTCTGCGATTTCTGCATGATCTGGCTTCAGATCATTCGGACTATTTACCGATAGTGCTTTGGGACGGCCATTCATGGCGTTACGACATTTATCCCGAATATAAAGCAAATCGAAAACAGGCCGAAACGCCTTCGCAGATAAAAATGCAAGAGCAACGCCGCGCTTATCGTCGGCAAGTGCCGAATATTCGGTTAGCATTGCGTTTACTTGGCGTTGCGCAAGTAAATGCTTTGAATATGGAAGCTGATGATTTAGCAGCCATACTCACTGAACGTTATCGAAAAGCGGATAAAAAAGTCTTGCTTGTAACGCGCGATAGCGATTGGTTTCAGCTTGTCGATAATGGCGTTGTAGTCAAAGACTTAAACAAGCAGATTGTAATTCGCCAAGCGAATTTTAAAGACATTGTTGGCCTTGATAATCCACAACAACTTGTTGAAATGAAAGCACTTGCCGGAGAGCCAGGCGATAACATCAAAGGCGTCGGCGGCATCGGTGAAAAAGGCGCAATTGAATTCTTAAATACTTACGGCTCGTTTCGCGATTTCTCAAATCGCGTCATTTTCGACCGCGATCTTGATCTCGAAAAAATACCGTCGAAGTTTCGACGACTTGTTGAAGATGAAGACAAGGCGTTAAAATTTCTCGCTAATATTCGATTGATTGACTTGCGATCAGATGCGCGACCTGAAATGTCAGATTTTAGAGTTGATACCGGCACGCCGAATAAAGCGAAGTTTCACCGGTTTTGCGAACTTCTTTTGTTTCAATCATTTTTGACGAAATTCGACGATTGGATTTCGGTGTTTCCGAAATTTCGTCAACAATCACTATAGGAGAAATTTATGTCCGCATCCAATATAATGGAAGCACTTGCAGATGTTATTGGCGAAAATGACAAGGAGGCAACAGTAACACGTTTTCTTGACACTGGTTATCCGCCGCTTAATGAAGCTTCAACAAGCGATTGGGACAGAGGATTTCCCGTCGGTCGTTTGATTGAAATCGCCGGACCGGCTTCTTCGGGGAAAACAGCAATTGCGACAAAAGTCATGATTGCTGCGCAGAAAGTCGGAGGTATTGCTTGTTTCATGGACCACGAACATTCGTTTTCAACCAGACTTGCAATGAATATGGGCTTGGTAACAGACAAAGCTTGGATTTACAAAAAACCAGATACGTTTGAGGAATCAATAGCTATTTTTAATAAAGTTGTTAAAACTATTCGCGAAAAAGAGTTGATAGCCGAGACAGCACCGATTGTATGGGTTTTTGACAGTCTTGCAGCTATGATACCAGGGTCAACACTTTATGATGACAAAGGCGAATTACGCGATCCTTCGAAACTGAACATGAGCGATCATCTGGCGTTGGCAAAAGCTACATCCACCCATTTTAAAGTCCTGGCGATGATGGCCGAGAAATACGACGTATGCGTTATCGTATTGAACCAACTTCGTAGTAAAATTGGCGTTATATACGGCGATAACAACACAACAACAGGCGGAAACGCGCCGGAGTTTTATTATAGTCAACGTCTTCGATTGACGGCTAAAAAAATCAAAAAACCTAAAATTGACGCGCCAATTGGTATGGAAATTACTGGAACATTCGTAAAGAACAAAATCGCCGCGCCGTTTAAAAAAGCCACGTGGAGATTTATGTTTCAAAATGACGGTTCAGGTCATTTTGACGTAGAGCGTTCGTTGATTGAATATCTCGATGAGAACCAACTTATTGAGCGTTCAGGCGCACCCGGCTCTGTCAAATTCGAAGGTAAAAGCATCAACAAAGAAACTCTTGCACGACAAATAGAGGCAGAAGGTGAGGCAGGTTTTAATAAACTGAAAGCGTTATTGCCTAAAAAGTCCGAATACGAGACGATTGGCGAAGTTGAAATCAATAAATCTAAGTAAAATGCCTAATCGACATCGTAGTTAAGATGAACTATTAACGCCGATTCTTCTCCGTGTTACTTGGGGCTGTTACACGGAGAAGAACCAATGAAAGTTATATCGATTTGGCAACCCTTCGCTACATTGGTGGTGCGAGGTTATAAAATATTTGAAACTCGTGGTTGGGCGCCGCCGAAGTCAATTATCGGTCAGCGCATAGGTATCGCTTCGACGCGCAATATAACACGAGCTCAACGCGATTATTTTTATTCTGA